CCAAATAGATACCAATACCTTTTGAATAAGGACGTTAACTATTTGCGTGAGGCATACCCAACGGTAGTTTACAGTAGCCCTACTTATCAGGGCACTCCGGGTGGGTTACCGGCTTATTACGCCTTATTTGGTTCTCAGTTGTCTAATGTCAATGAAATGACGTTAATGGTTGCCCCAACACCAGATGCTAATTACGTAGTAGAAATGCACTATTACTATTACCCGCCGACCATTGTTCAAGGTCAAATTACTACTGTGGGAACTTTGCTTGGTGGGTCGCTATATACCACTGGTGTATATCAAAACGTTGCTTTAACAGGGGGTTCAGGTGCTAATGCTACTGCGGACATTGTTGTTGCTGGGGGCGCTGTTACTTCTTGTTCTATTAAGTTTGGCGGTAATTTTTATGTTGTAGGCGACATTCTTTCTTGCTCATCGCTTGGCTCTACCGGTAGCGGTTTTTCCGTTACTGTAAGCGCTGTATCTAACGCATCTGGCACAAGCTGGCTTGGCGATAACTACGACCCAGTGCTTTTCTATGGCGCTATGCGTGAAGCTATGCTCTTTATGAAAGGCGAGCAAGACTTGGTTAAGTACTATGAAGATAAGTACCAAGAAGCTCTTATACAGCTTAATCGCCTTGGCACTGGTCTTGAGCGTGGTGACGCCTATCGTGACGGCCAAGCTCGTATTAAGGTTAACCCATAATGTCTATCGTTCAAGGCGCTACCACTACGTTTATGAAGAACTTGCTTAACGGCAACGAAAACTTCACTACTGGAACGTACTATATTGCGCTCTATAACGCCAATGCCGATTTAAACCAAACAACCACGGTATATACTACACAGAACGAAATTACGGGCACTGGGTATACCTCTGGGGGTAAGGCGCTGACTATTTCAGTTACGCCGACTATAGACAATCAATACAATACGGCTTATATTTCATTTGCTAATGCCGTTTGGAACCCAGCTAGCTTTACTGCTAGGGGGGCCTTAGTATACAATTACGTAACAAAAGCAACGTGTTTTGTATTAAATTTCGGGTCTGACAAGACTTGTACAAATAGTTTTACAGTGCAGTTCCCAGCAGCGACTAGTACGTCTGCTATTTTATCAATTAGCAGTTATACAAGTGCTAACATCATTAGTTCTGGAGATTAATTATGCATAAAGAAACCGGAAGCTGTGGCGATTACGCTGTAGCTACATTACAAGCAAACGCAAATATTCCTGAAGGTATGGGCGTAGATGGCTACTATCACGTTGAATGTCGTGATAAAGATGGCAACCTTAAATGGGAAGAAAAGTTTCCTAACTTAGTTGTTGCTGTAGGTAAGCAGTTATTGCTCGATACCCTATTACGTACATCTGGTACATATACTACTGTTGGGCCATTTTTAGGTCTTACAAAGGTTAGTTTGACACCAGCCGCTACAGATACCATGACTACTTTGGTAACTACTAATGCTGCTGAGTTTACTAACTATACAGTTGGTGGTTCTGCGGTTCGTGGCACAGCAGTATTTGGCGCTTCTACATCGTCTGGTACAACACCATCTAACGTAACAACTTCTACAGCAACAGCTATTACCTACACTATTACTGGTGCTGGTGGTACTGTTTATGGTTGTTTCTTAGTTACAGGTTCAGGCGCTGTTAATACACAAAGCTCTACTGCCGGTGTTTTGTATTCTGAAGGTAACTTCACTACAGCTAAAGTCACAACTGCAGGTGATACTGTTTCGGTTACATATAGCACTACAGCAACTTCTTAAGGAGTCCTAAATGGCTCTTGTAGTTTATGACCGAGTTCAAGAAACTACGGCTACCACTGGTACTGGAACAATAACCCTAAGTGGGGCTGTAGCTGGTTATCAATCTTTTGCGGTTGTTGGTAACGGAAACACTACTTTTTATTGCATAGTTAACGGCTCTGCATGGGAAGTAGGTATTGGCACGTACTCAACTTCTGGGCCTACTTTAGCTAGAACTACTGTTCTTTCTAACTCATCTGGCACTACATCACCAATTACATTGTCTGGCGCTTCAAACGTATTTGTTACATACCCTGCTAGTAAGTCAATTAACTACGATGCTAATGGCGTAGCCACTATTGGTTCTGTTCTTGGATATTCTGATACAGGCATTGTTGGTTCTTTTGCTTCTACAGTAGCTGGATACAACCAAGTCATTGTTCAAAACAAAAGCAGCGCTAATACCGCATCTTCAAACTTTAACGTTTCAAACGATGCTGCTACATCCACTACAGGTTATGCTGAGCTAGGTATTAACTCATCTACATATGTTGGCACTGGGTCATTTAACATTGCTGGCGCATCTTATTTAGCATCTGCATCCACAGACTTAGCTATTGGCACATACGGGGCATACAACGTTCACTTTGTAACTAACAGCAGTACAACCGATGCAATGACCATCTATAACTCTGGTGGTGTTTCATTAGGTGGACAGCCAGACCCCGGTCTTGGTACTTTATACGCAAACAACGTATATCTAGGCTTTACTACTGTTACAGCGGCGGCGGGTACTACAGTACTAACAAACTCATCTTCAGGATGGCAACAAGTAGTTGGTACAACTACCCAAACAATTCAATTACCTAACGCTACAACGCTTTATAAAGGTTTGGCATACACAATCGCCAACAACTCAACCGGTTCTGTAACAATTAAAGATAACGCAAGCACTACTATTGATACGGTTGTTACTGGCGGCACATCTGTTTTAGTTTTAACTGCTAACGGTACTTCTGCGGGTACTTGGGTTGCTTATAGCTATATACCGGCTTCTTATGACTTTAATAATTCAACAGCAAGCTTCGGTAATGCTTCAATTACTAACGCTGTTTGGAACGGCACAACAATTGCTTCTGGCTATGGTGGTACAGGTTTAACTACATTTACTGCGGCTAATAACGCTATTTACTCCACATCTGCTTCTGCTTTAGCTGCTGGTACTTTGCCTATTGCAGCTGGTGGTACTGCGGCTACAACTTTTACAGCAAATGGCGTTCTTTATGGTAATGGTACAAGTGCTTTAGGGGTAACTGCTGCTGGTACAACAGGCCAAGTTCTTATTGGTAATACTGGCGCAGCGCCATCTTGGGCAACACTATCAAGCTCTGCTGTGAGTTCATTTTCTGCTGGTACTACTGGATTTACCCCATCATCCGCAACAACTGGCGCAGTTACTTTAGCTGGTACTTTAAACGTAGCTAACGGCGGTACAGGTGTAACTACATCAACTGGTAGCGGTTCAAATGTATTAAATACTAGCCCTACACTAACTACCCCTGCTATCACAGGCGGCACAATAAACAACGCAGTTATTGGCGGCACTACCCCTGCTGCTGGTACATTTACTACCATAACAGGACAGACAGAAGTATTAAATGGTACTGGTCAGAATTTATTTCTTCAGAGTCAAACATTTAATACAAGTTGGAGTAGTACCGCTTTAACAATCAATACAACTGCTACTACTGCTCCAGATTCAACAACAACAGGAAATAGTTTAATACCTACCGCAGTAAGTTCAATTCATAGAATTGCTCAAAATTTATCTGTTATTTCTGGAATTACATATACTGTAAGTATTTATGCAAAACCAACTGGATACAATTATTTGTATATGAATGGCGGTGGAGCAATTAATGCTGCCACTACTTTTAATTTATCTACAGGGGCAATAAGCAATACTGCATCAGGAACAGCCACAATAACTTCTGTTGGTAGTGGTTGGTATCGTTGCACTATTACTGGAACAACAACAGTTACCCAAACTAATTCTTTATTTTTCCAAGTAAATAACACAGTAACAACAGCGGCAGATGATACATTTACTGGTGATGGAACTTCAGGTATTTTCCTTTGGGGCGCACAATTTGAAATTGGCTCAATAGCTAATACATATAAAGTAACAACAACCACAGCAGTTTACGGAACTCCTACCTTATCCTTTAGCGGTGTTTCAACTATAGGACTTCAATCAGACGGCAGTCTTTATGTAAGCCCAGCAGGAACAGGCGCACTACAAGCACAAGCTACTACTTCATCTGCTACTGGTGGTAATGCTAGAGGTACTAATGCTGTTGATTGGCAGACAAGTAGGGGAAACGCTAACCAAGTAGCTAGTGGTCAATATTCAGTTATTAGTGGCGGAAACAACAATAGAAATGCAGGCTTTGGTGGTTGTCTTGCTGGTGGCGAATATAATGTTGTAACTGGTACTGATGCTATAGTT